ATGCAGAGTCTTTTCTTATTGGTATTTATAATTATTGTTAATTGGATGTTCCAGCTCGGTATTGGTCCGAGTTTGTTGAAGTTTAGTGAAACAGTGGTTTAATTACGATACATGCCTATATTTTGGTTTAGCACTTTCAGTGGTGCGCTCGGGATATTTGTGTGATTTCTGTGTAAGATAATTAAATTTGTCGTTCTGTTTTTGTGATGTGATGTTTGGTGGATTATTTGGTTTGAGTTTGGTTTGAGCCCCTTTTGGGAGCGCAGATTTTTGGTCTTGTTCTGGATGATTGCTTGCGTGGATAGTCATGTCTTATCCGGCTTTTGTCTGGTTCGCTTTAGTGTGGATCAACCTTGAGTTTGGCGAACTCATTGAATTTAGCAGCTTAGTGTTGCTAGCCGAGTTTATTTACTTCTAATTTTTGGTCGTTTTATGAAACTGCCTAATGGTTCATGGAGAAAGCCCCTTTTGTTTATCCTTATGATATTGATTATTTGAATGATGTTGTTGGTAATGTTGGTCTTGGCTATGGCCATGGTGATAATCGGCCTGAATATGATGAGCCGATTAATTTCATGCATCGTTATGTTGATGCGTGTTCACGTCTTGTTGATCCTAATATTGACGAATTGTTTCGTGATATTTATCAAGACTCCATGTATGTGGAAGATTGTGATGAGGGGGATGTTACCCTCAATTTGGTGCGTTGGAAATGCGCCGTTTGGTTGGAGTTTCCTCTCCGACTAACGAGGCAGAAGGTTATTTCTGTTTCGATTGTTCAAGAACCTGTATGGTTCTATGGGGATCGTGTTCGTGCGATTCCTCAGATTAACTTTGGTGAGATCCAAGCTGAAGTTTCTGAAATGTGGAAGAAAATCAAAGATGCTCTTTCAGGCATTGCGACTTTGGTCGCGATTGGTTCTGAGATGGTCCGTCGAATTGCGGATCCAAGTGCTTTGGCCGCTGGCCTTATGCGCTTTGGAGCTTTTGTTTTGGACGTTGTCCATTGTTTTTATCTTGAGAATTCGACTGCGATGGCATTGCATCTCGGTTCGATGGCCTTACGTTACGCTGCGGGCGTGGCAAGTGTGTTTCCGATACTGGCACAACTTTTTGAAGTGTCGGCAAAACATGTTGTCAGTCGTAGTGCTGATGAGGGCTATGATGATTACATCCCTGATTATTTAGGTAGAAGTTCTGTTAGAGCGAAAGCCCAGGGAGGGAAAGTTATTGATGAGAATGTTGTGATGTCTGTCTTTGGTTTTATTAAGGGAATTGTCTTTGGTGATGACTCGAATAGCATTCGTGCTCGTGCGGATGTTATCACGAAAACTATGCAGGTTGCATTGACCGGCAAGAATTTCGTGAAACTCATTATTGAGTGTTTTGAGTATCTTGTTGCGAATTTCGGTGAACCACCGATTTCGTCGATCTTGCGTGAAGAGATAATTCAATGGCAGACTGAGGTGCTTGTTACGTTGACCTATCCGGTAACGGATATGACGAGCGAGCGCGCTGAAGTTGCTGTTCAACTATATGCGAGGTTGGGGAAGATTTCAAATGCGATGATGGTCGCAGGTGTGAAGTTGGAAGTGGTTCATTTTATAAGTACGGCAGTTCAAAGATGCCAAGCTTATAATTCTTCGGCGATGTCGTATCGCCGTGTTGCGCCGGTTCGTGCGGAACCTTATGGCGCAGTTGTTGTTGGTGCTCCTGGCACTGGAAAGAGTCAGGCTATGCCTGCGATAGCCAAGTGTGCATATGCTTGTGCTTTTGGAACAACAATTGGAGACGATCAGATACATACGCGTAATAGCAAGGACCCCTGGTGGGATGGCCTTGGTTCGAATTGCGTGTGTGTTAAATATGATGAGTTTGGTGCTGTGAGTGACCCACAAATTAAGGTCCAGGAATCTCTTGAGGTTATGGGCCTAATTTCGTCGGCTCCCTTTATGGCTCCGGCTGCTGAATTGACTTTGAAGGCAAGTTCTTGTTTTGAAGGTCCGATGGTGTTTGCGAATTCAAATAATGCGAATAACATTGATTCGGCGCTGGTGACTCCTGCGGCCTTTTGGCGTAGGATGGAGCTGATTGCGGTGACTGTTGATCCTGATAATTATGATCACATCGCCCATCGTTGTTACAAGTATGAGGAGGATTACTCCCACTTGTATTTCACCGTTTCTAAGCGTGTGAAAAAGTCCGTTGGTACTTACGATGATCATATCGTTGAGTTTGAAGGAAAACCGATGGCAAATGTGAAGTTTCCTATGTTGTGTGCGTATATTGCAGGACAGATGTTACTTCGTAAGCGAGCTGCGGATATGAGTATTCGCTCTAAGTTTGCTAATGAGACTGGGTTGGCTCTATTTCGTGCGAAGGCACAAATGTTTGAGTCGATGAAGTTTTGGAAGAAGAAGGAGATGAAGTCTAAGGAGGAGGAGATGTTGGAGCGTTTCAAAGCCGCTGGTTTTATCGTTGATCAGGGAAGTTCTTCGAGTCCCCCCGTTCGTGACGATGTTGTTACGTTGGATGAGAAGGATTTTATTCCTGTTGATTATGTTATCTTACAAGAACAGAAGTCGCTGTTTGACAGAATTTGTTCTAAGTGGGACAACTCTCAATGGAGGGATTGGCTGGTGAGCCATTGGAAGCCTATTGCTGGGATTACTGTTGGGGTGATTTCGGTTGCGGTTGCTGCCTTTTTCGCTTGGGGCGAGAGGCATACTGAGGCTGAAGCTCAAGCTTATTCGACTGATGTTCGGAAGGAAGCGCCTCGGCGTTTTCAGGGCCGTATGGTCCAATCTGCGCGACCGCAGATGTTCCGGACTGATGATGATTTGATTGGGCATGAAATACCGCCTGAGAAATTGTTGGTGGCTATACCACAGGTTGCACACCTTGCTGAGATGCAAAAATTGGCAAAAGTGCGAGCAAATATTGCGCATATGGAGGTTTATTGTTCTGCGAATGCAGAATACGCAAGATTTGGAGTAGCGGGTGTGTTTACGCACGGTGCCTGCTTCTTGACAGTCGCGCATATGATGGCGGCTGTCCAATTGGCAATTAAGGATAATGATCTTTTGCCAGAACGCGTGCGCGTTCGTGTGACCAAGAACAAGGTTGCATGGGAGTGTATGTGGAGTGAACTCGTGATCTACGAGTTTCAGGATGAATCGTGCTTGGCAGATGTTGCGAAGGTCTATTTTCCTAACAAGGGAATTGGACCATTTAGTGACATCAGGCATTTTTTTCCTGAGAGGGTGTTGGATAGTGAGCTGTCGGGGCTTTACTATGTCACACCAGATGAGAACTTTGGTGATCATACGTATTTGATTGAGGCACGGGAGTGCTCGATTTTTCCGCGTGATACTAAGATAGAGACGGAGGTCTCTGGACGGATTCTCTTAACTGCAACTTCGGTGTTGAGTAAAGGAATTGATGGTTCTGGGTATTGTGGCATCGTACAGGTGTCACTTAATCCGCGGGTTCCCTGGTTTATTCTTGGGATACATTACTCTGCTTTGGAGAAAGGGAGGAATGCAAAATCGTTGACTGCGGTGGTGACCCAGTCGATGTTGATGGATGATTACGTTCGTGCTGAAAAGCAGATGTCTGTTGGCTATGAAGATATGATGGAGGATTGTATTTTTGTTGCTAGCGAACAGGGACGTGTTTATCCTAAAGGAGCCCTTGCCTTGGGCCATGTGAAAAAGGAGTACGCTGTTGCGAAACCGAGAGGTTCCAAGATAGTGCAATCTCAAATATATGATAAGGCAGAATCGACGCGGGCCCCTGCGTCGCTTACGCCCTTCGTGAAGGATGGAGAGCGTATTGTTCCGTTTAATTACGGACTTGAGAAGTGGGGTGCTACGGTTTCTGAACCGCAGCCGAATGATATGGTGTTTGTGCGCATGGGCCAACAAGTAGTCAAGAATCGTGTGATGAAAATTGAGCCTGCGTTGTGCAGAGCACTGTACTTTAAAGAATCGTTGAACACTGTTGCGTGTCTTGTTAAGAGATCGGTCAACATTAATGCTTCGCTTGGAAGCTTCTGGAAAAGGGAGTTTAAGGGCAAAGGCAAAAGTGGTGCACTGGTTTTTGAGCAAGTCATGAAACAGTTTGACGCGAGCGAGAAGTTTAAAGCTCGCTTTGCGGACGTTCTCTTTCGATTGTTCAAAGGTGAGATTTCTTACCTTGCCGCGGAGGCAACATTGAAGGATGAGCTTCGTGAGTTGGCGAAAGTCGAATCCGGAGCTACCCGCATGTTTATGGCGGGTAATTTTGTTCTTAATACCATTGGAGTTATTTTCTCTGGTACGTTTTTGGAGGTGTTCCGTAATCCTGTGTCGGGATTTTGTGTCGGGTTGGATATGACTTCGACTGAGATTATTTCGATATATAGGGGGATTATTATGGCGTTTGGACCTACTGGCACGATATTTGGTGCTGATGTCAAACAAAATGATACGCAGTTCCCTGGATTGGGACATACTGGTTTCGCAGATCTTGAAAAGGATTACTATGCGAAGTACAACGACCCCAAGTCGCCGTTTTATGTGGCAACTGATTGTACCCACGACCCGGATATTGGATATCCCGTTGGTGGAGAAGAGGGTTATAAGTTTCAGCTGGTGATCTTGGAGATGCTGGAGAAGCTTGGACTCGCGGGCTATGCCATTTTTGGTAATGTGCTCGTGATGATGTGGAAAAAACTTTTTTCTGGTCGGGAACACACGATTGAGTGTAATACGTATTTGAATGGCGTGCAGACTTATGCAGCAGCGTTCAAGGCGTTTTATGACAGGTCAATTGTTGTGAACCCACAGAATTGTGATCAGTTCTTCCGGTTTGGAGGGATTGGAGATGATGTGATTGGCAGTGCTGATCCTAAATTCTCATTTTTCACGCAGGATGAGCTTGCGAAGCAAGTCCTGCAGATTTTCGGTCGTACTATGACTGGTTCTGGAAACAAAGTTGGAACGATAGGCGAGCTGCATATCCATCCCGAGCATGGGAGGGATTTGGATGCGGTCGTCTTGATGAAGCGATTTTTCAGAGTGGAAAACGGACAGCTCTTCATGCCTTTGCAAGAAGATGTGATTCGTGAGATACCTAATTGGGTGAACGTGGATGCACGCCCACTCGATGTGAGGACTCGCGAGGTGGCAGAAGCCGCTATCCGTGAATGGTTCTTTTGGGGACCGGAAATCTTTGAGAGGGAGAAGGCAAAGATCAATCTGCGCTTAGAGCGAGAGCGATTGGAACCTATTCCTGTCTCATATACCCAGTTGCTTATGGACTGGGTAGAGCGTTTGTGACAATTCGCTCATGTCATTCTGCTGGCGTTTGCAGTGGGTTGGACAAAAACTAACCCAGTTAAAACCAACATTACTAAAAGAGGAAGTATGTCTACAGGTGTTTCGGGTAATGGTGCTAATGCCACTCTGGCGAGTGGCTCCAGCGGCGGGAGTGCTGGAAATGGAACTCCCAATATGTCCACGACGAAGGTGACGGCTGCTCCTGAAGAAGGAGAACGTCTCGAAGGCGCTAAAGTAACTGAGGTTTCTAACCGAACTACTTATGCGGATAACGTGGGCTCTACTGAAGTCTCTTGGCCCGGAGACGCAGATACTATGATTATGGGCAGGACAGATCCGTATCCTTCGGATGCTGTCACAACTCTCTTGACTCGAGAGTATCGATTGGCTGCAGTTTCATGGCCCGCTGCTTATGGAACTGGTGTGCAGTTGACAAGAATTTTCTTTCCTGACGTGATGTTGAGCTTTCCGTTCATCTTTGATCGTCTCAAGAATTACTTGTACTTTCGTTCGCGTTTGCGGATTTCGATTCGTATCAACACAACGAAATACGAGTACGGCTCTGTGGTCGTTTCTTGGTTGCCGTTTTATAATCCTACGACTAATGGGTATAACGGCGCTTGTCGTCATTTGACTTTGACGCAATCACTGCAAAACAATGGGATGATCTTGTCGGCGAATATTGGGAATACGCTGACATTTGACATCCCGTGGATTGTGCCCCGGACTTATTTGACTGTTGCTGATATTGCGACTGCAGGGTTCGAGGGTATTATGGGGACTATGTTTATTAACGTGCTTACGCCGTTACTTTCCGTATCGCCAAATCCGCCTTCGGCTGTTGATATTTCGGTTTTTGCTAGGTTCGTTGATCCTGAGGTTGCTGGATTGCAGCCAATCATCGTACCTGGTATGAACTTTGAATTGAACAAGAAGAATGTGCGTGCTATTGCACAAATGTCGGATATCGATTGGCGACTTGACTCCGAGATTCTTGCAGAAGAAGAGGCTAAGTCGCAAGCTAAGAGGAAGGGGAAAGGAAAAGGAAAAGGAGCGGCTTCTGAGCAGACCTTCTCGCAAAAGAGGGAAGGGGTTGTGAAGGAAGCTGGCAAATTTATGAAGTCTGTGATGCCTGCGAAGAAATCGAAAAACTTGCCGAAGTCTGGAAATCAGAAGGAGGAGGAAGCTAAGGTTGCTGCTGATACAACTGTGTCCACCTGGGAGACTATTGTCTCGGTGGCAACCACTGTTGGGAATGTGGTGATGGGTGTTGTTAATGCCGCTGAGAAAATTGGTCCTTTGTTGGGCATGGTTGGTTTGAGTAAACCGATGCTTACAACTCCTATTCAGCGTGTTCAGCAAACTTTTGACAATGATGTGGCGACTATGGATGGCCTGTTCATTGGTGTTCCTGTGACTATGAACACTGATGCTCATTGTGGTGTTGACCCTAACATCATTGATGGTTGTGATCCTGGACCTGACGTTTATTCGATGTGTCGTTTGCCTGCTCTTTGGCAACAGATTTCTTTTGATAAGACGAACAACCCGGATGATGTATTAGCGTCTTGGTTGGTTTTCCCTATGAATCAGAATGGCATTATGACCTCTGTTTTTGCCAGTAACACGTTTGTGAGCTATGGCCCTTTGCAGTGGTACACAAACATGTTTCGTCGTTGGCGAGGAAGTTTAAAGGTTTTGTTGTTGTTCAATACATCAACTTTTACTACTACTCGTGTGCGGATTACACACCTTCCTGGTGTGGCTGTTTCCGCAGGGACGATTGCGAATTATTCTGGTGATTTGGTGAGCAAGGTTGTCGATATCACTGGTGATACGAGTGTTGAGTTTAACATTCCGTATCTTAGTGATCGCCTGTTCTTAGATGTCTATCAGGATTGGACTGGCCATCAGAATTGTCCTACTAATGCGACGAACGGTACTTTGATGTTGTCCCTGGTGAATCCAGTGAATGCTTCGGATACCACTGCAGCCACGACGGTCTACTGTACTGCCTTTTTGGCTGCGGGTGAGGACTATCAATTGCAAGGATTTGTTGGTCCGCGTCAACAGGGTTCTTCTGGTGATGTTGCATGGAAGGTTTGGAATACTTCTACTGCGCCTTCGGACCCAATGCCTGTAAAGGCTATTGCGCAGATGCATCTTGCTTCGTGTTTTGGAAAGCCGTTCCCTGGGCTAATTCCTGGAAAGTACACGATCCAGAGGGGTCTTGTTACTGACGATCCGCCCGGTTCAATCATTGCTTTAGGGCATCGATTTGTCTGGGCTGCGAACCTTACAACTCAGGCGAACGTTATGCCTAGTTTACAGACGGGCACTATACAAGCGGGATCTCTCGGTGATAATTGTCTTTGGTGGTATGTGGCTTGTCACTTATTTTGTCGTGGTTCTATGAGGGTGAAGATTATTAACCCCAACGCGATGGTTTGTGGCGGCAACTATGCCCCCCTCGATATTGATATTGCTGGTATTCCTGATCAGTTTGTCGATGGTGTCGGTAATAAGGCTACGGTTCCCTACAGTGCTGGCCTTGGTATTGGTTATGCTGACACTCGTCCGTTGTCTATTGAGATTCCCTATAATGGGAATGTTCCGTTTGTTGAGATGTCCTTGACCCAGCATGCGGCTGGTATAACTACTGATTTTAGCTTGGTACCCGCTGCTGGTATTAATTCCAACTCGCAAACCCTGATATCGTTTGGTGACGATTTCAGTGTTGGAGGGATTTGCGCTCCCCCCTTAATGTGGTATGTAAATGCCGCGTCTACCACTCCCTTTAAAGAGAAAGAAAAAACTGTTAGGAGTGGAATGACAGTT